CATGATCCACCAGCAAGAGCTTGGTTGTGTAATTCGTTCCATGTTCCTGCACCATTTGGCATTGTTGTTGCTACATAACCCATTTCAATGAGGGTGTCTGCGTCTTTTTCACCTTCAACAATCCATACTGTGTCGTTGTGTATTATTGCGTTGGCAACAGCGGGGAGGTTGTAAAGAATCCTTGGTGTTTCACCTAATTTGTATGACCACTCACCTGATGATGTTGGCCTGCGTTGACGAAATGTCTTCTTGCCGTCTTCGTCTACGAACCGTTGCTTCTGAAAAAGAAGTGTTCCGTCTCTATCTCGGTAATTGTATGTGGCAACGAGAGTTAACTTCCCACCTGATTCAGCAGTCACTTCAACTCTTTTCTTTTCTTGTTTGTTGTTCTTGGGTGGGAACAACTCAGTCTTTTCAATGTTCATCACTTTGCATATCTCATCAACCGAGCATGCATTACCTCGATGACAAGTAACAAGCACTCGTCCATCTTGTCCTTCACCGATTGATAAAGACGGGTTGCTGTCGTCATTACGACACGGGCATCGTGCTGCCCAATTTGAGCCAGTCTTTTTGACTCCGTTTAACTTTCCTAAAAAGTTTGCAACCTCTGCTGATGCTGTGTTATCCATAAATATTTTCTACGCTCATTTGCCTTAACAGTCGTGACTTGCGTCGTGCCCCATTGCTCATGTTAGACCTTGCTTCAGGTGTTAGCAAAATCCCTCTACGACGACGTTCTGTTTCCATCTCGCCTTCTCGTAAGCCACCCCATATTCCATGAGTCTCATTGCGTAATGCGTATGTTCTGCAATCGTTAAGTATTGCGCAAGTGTTGCATATCTGTATTGCTTTACGGCCGTTAGTGCGACCTTCTAATGTCTGATCGGGAAACCACCAAGAAGTAGGACTACCTTTACAAGCACCGCGCTCATTGTCAAAAATGTCAGACATGAAAAAACCCCCTGAGTTCATCTTTAGTAGATGATACGCAGAGGGTTCGTTCTTACCAACTCGTAGTTAGGTTTACTTCACTTTACTTCTGTCCGCTTTCGGATCACGGATTTCAAATAATCCTCTTTTGAGTTTACGGAAAACATCAGGCCGGTCCTCAATAAACTTCAATGCTGTTGGATAAGAGAATCCGCCGATGTCTGCAACTTGCTGTGTGGTCACTTGCTCAAAAATATGATTGCCGCAATACGCAGTAACGACTGCATACTTGTCTGAACGCTTCTGCTTACGGGCAGTTAGTTCCTCTTCAGATACTTGCTCACCAATTAGTGAACCCCATACTCTGTAGTCAACTGAATACTGGCGTAGCACTTCTGCAATGTCTTTCCCTACGTTGGCGTGGATTGCATAAAGGGCACGAGCCTTCTCGCTGACGATATGGCGTGCTTCGTTAGGTACTGAACTAGCACATCCGTACTCTTCAACTAATTTAGCGAACTCTGTTTTGTAGAAAGAATCAATCTCGCTGATTGTTATTTCTTGTGGGTTTAATGTTTCCATAGATTTCCTTTGTCTAGATTTAAAATAATACTATCACAAGGGTGTGTCACCGTCAATTTTCTTGACATTAGCCTTACTTAGCAACCTTTTGACATTATCTGTATCAAGGAACACAACACATCCTTGAAGCGAGAGCTCTCCGTTGTCATTTAAGCCAACCATTACCTCAACCGACTCAAGGTGACAGTCAAGAAAAGACACAAGCCCTGCACGGATTCTTGCAGCCTCAACCTCAACATCAATGTCGGTATCGTAATGTTGTGATTCGTCCTCGTAAGCGAGACTCCAGTTAGCCCTCACGGGTAAGTTGTCTAACTGTTGCTTCTTCTCTACAGCAATCACGCACCATGAGCAGGCAAGCTTAGAAGCCGGCGAGACACGCTTTCGCACCTCGGTATGACCACAAGCGAGTCTGTGGTGGTACTGAACAGCACCCCAAGTACCTATTCGGTCAATACCCAAGACATCACGCTGTGGTGCCTTCTTGAGGTTTACTTCTGACATTTACTATCTATGTAGAGTTCCGCTTTGGTGATTGCATCTTCTAGAAGATGTGACCACGGGTATTGAAGAACTTCAGCCCATTTCTCGCCAGCCCAGACGGGTATTTTTCCGTTAATTGCTTGTTCGCGGGTCCAGGGTTCCACTTCATTTAGGCCTTCTTTTGCCTTTTCCATGCGCTCGATCAAAACACGTTGATTATCAAGCCAATCTACGGCAACAGCAGCTACATCGAGAGTCCCGCTTCCGGCTTTCTGCTCAGAAACGATCATTTCCCGGATTTCCATCGGGGGCAGCATTTCGGCCACATCCTGCTCCAGCAAGGCTTTTCTGTCGGCAGCCATGATGAGTGCGATGATTGGTTGGGGTATTTCGGTGCTTAGTTCCATTCGGAGAACAATACACGGGATACCCCCTGTTGACAAGTGTCAAGTATTTTGATACAATATATCAAGGGCATTATATGAAAGGTCTTTATGAAAAGCAAATTTATGTTTGTGGGAGATACCCACGGCAATATTAAACATTGGTCATACCTCATGGGTACGGCATTTAACAACAAGGTGACAGACATCATCGTGTGTGGTGACTTCGGTTATTGGCCACACATGTCTTGGGGTATTGATTATCTCAACTTGGTAGCAAAACTCGCAAAGTTGAACAACATCCACGTCTGGTGGGTTGACGGTAATCACGACAACCATGACCTTCTTGACCGTTTAGTAGCAAAGCACGGAAGTGACAAACCTATTGAAACACCAAACGAATGGGTCAAGTGGATTCCTCGTGGGTGTCGTTTTGAAATTAACGGTTGGAAGATGATGGGTTACGGTGGTGCGTGGTCAGTTGACTGGGAAGATAGGGAATTAGGAATTTCTTATTGGGATCAGGAAATGATTGACCCCGAGCATCTTGATTCTGTTTCTGATGAGGAAGTGGATATCTTGATTACTCATGAAGCTCCATTCGGTTATGACTTGTCATACAAAGACGACATCGCAATATCTGTTGGGCAACGACTCTTGATTGAAGACTTGAATAAAAAGGTAAAACCTTTACTTCATGTTTGTGGTCATCATCATGTCCGTGCAGAGTGGGCGATTGATGGATGCTCCGTTAATGTTTTAGGCAAAGACGAGATGTATGAAGATAGTTTCATGATTTATGATGCGACGCGTGCAACGGATATTCTTGAAGAAGATTATTCTGAACTAGCAGACAAGGTGTGATTTGGTCAAGGTTGAGCAAATGCCCCCCTATTGGCTCCCTTGATTAAACACAAAAGGAAAACCCCCCGACAATCGCCAGACTGTCAGGGGGTTTTTCTATTTCTTGGTGGCAGCAAAGCCCCCTAGAATTATTTAGAAGGGTTCATCTTCTTCGGTGATTTCTTGCGTCACCTTTTTCGGCTGTGGCTTCTTCGGTTGTGGCTTCTGTCCAGATGCGGACTTTGCTCCATCGGCCGAACGCTGCTTGCGCTCAATGCTTTCAATTCCGGTAACAACAACACCAACGTTGTCGGCTACGAGCTGAATACGGGACTTCTTCTCTCCAGAATCTTTGTCTTCCCAGGAGTTTTGCTCCAGGCGGCCATTAACAATGACGCGAAGACCTTTTTCAAGGATTGCTGCTGCATCTTCTGCTGCTTGACGCCAAACAATGATGTTGAAGAAACTGGTGCGTTCTTGCTTTTCGTCATTGGTGTCTGTCCAATAATGATTGACTGCGATGCCGAATTCAAGTTTTCCTTGTCCGTTGGGCAGGTACTTCAATTCGGGATCACTGGTGAGATTTCCCACGAGTGTTACGGGTGATGCTGACATATTTAAGGTTTCTCCTCGGTATTGAACACGGGTGTGTTCCTGATAGATAATAGCGTCATGTGATACAAATGTCAACATGGTAAATATGAATACATACGAGGCTCGGCTTGCTATCCACAAACATTTAGTGACGGAGTTCTTGGGGCTATTGACAGACGAGGAAAAGGGTGACGGCGAAGGGGAAGTACTTGATGACTTCAGGGCTTTGGCCGATACCGTGATTCAGGCTCTCGGTATTGAGGTTATCAGTACCGATGATGATGGCTCCATGACCGCCAAACTCGTATTGACTACGGGTAACTAGGATGGCTCACCGTAAAGACTTAGTAAAGTGCGATGCGTGTGGAGCTTTTTATGATCCCAACAGCGTTGAGCATGTCAGTCTTGAAGGTCACCCTTTGGAAACGTGCGTGATTGTTCCATCGCCAGCACCTCATGAACAGCATTATCTAGATAAATACGACTCAATTTAAAGATACGCTCTCTAAACAAATACATTGCATGGCTATCTAAAATCTTCTCCCATGCATATTCGTCGTATATGTTATATCTCTTAAACAATACTTCGTCAACTTCTGCTCTCTCAAATATGAGTTCAGTCGCCCAACCTTTTTTGTGTTGGATGTAATTGATTATTCCATTGAGCGCATTGTCTGCGTATCTGTCATCCATGTCGTCAACAAAGTTCTTGACGGCATACATCATCTTTCGTTCTTCTCTATCGCTCTCAATAAAGAATTGACTAATGGTTTTAGCATTAATCGGGTCAACAAAAGGAAGATCAAATGGTCCTACTACGTAGTACTCGTCTTCTTCATAGAAATCATCGTCGCCATCGTCGTACATGTTTGTCCTCCGTGACTAAATGATACACCTCTACAGGAGTGATAAAACTGCTTTTTGTGTAGCAAGTTTCTTTCTTGTAACCCACGAGGTGTCATCCATTGATGCGATTGCCATTGATGCTTTATCGTTATCTCGGTGATGATCTAGATACTCCGCTACAGCGTTGTAAGCGCTCCATCCATTGAAACCGTACTCTCCAGCATTTCTTTTACCTACATAGAGACTTCTGACAACACCGTTAATGTCTTGACGGTTGCGTCGCTGTCTATCTGTTTCGTTTTTCATTGGTGGGAAAGCTGCATCAATAACCCTGTCAAGAGACTTGGATGACAAAGGAACAGGAATAGTCAGCATGCGCTCGGCTTCCGCTTTAAACCCAGTAGCCCAATCAATGGAAACATTCAATGCCGTGCGTGCATCCTCTAGAGATGCATCAACATTACGAGTGTGACGAGCAGTGAAGACTCTCTCCGCTTTTTGTAAACCCAAAATCACAGTGTTATTACATACGGCACGAATGTCCGTGTTTGCATAACGAATAGGCCATACGCCATCGTGACCGGTAGAGATGACTAGGTATCTCCCGATTTTGTCAGCAACACCCACTGGGTCAATAACTAAATGCCCGAGGTCTATTGTCGCAAAGAACCTTGCCCCATCTTTAAGGACTCCACAAGTATCAAGTACCGCTTCACCCCGTGATGCTCCAACAACCGCAAGAGCGCGCTCCATAACTTCTTCGTTCTGGCGCACTTCATATCTGGTACCGACAGTAGCCAACGACCGATAGGTTCCATCTTTGTTATCCCGTACTGTCGCACGACTGTCTTCAATGATGACTGGATTACCGTTGGCATCAAGAAGAAGTGTTCCGTCATCGTTGATAACAGCAATCTTCGTAAGGTTCACAACATAATCAGCTTGGGCTGCAGCGAGCATCGCATCAAGAGTTTGCAAACCCTTCATGGGTGTTCCTAGACGATGCCAAGGTACTTCACGATCTGCATACGCAAACCTTGCTGTTCCGTCTGCGTTAATTTCTAACTCGTGAGCCATATTTGATCTTCCGTTAAGTTTAACTAATTACGGATAACTTTATCAGAACGAATAGCGCCTGAGGTCAGGAATTACCTGAAGTAGCAGACCAATGATTCATCCCGCCATTGTCAAAAAGATACTTGGCTACCTTGAGGTTGCACTTGGAGTTGAGAAGAACATTAAGATTTGTTCCTCCACATACCTGCCTAGTTACTGTTCTCCACGATGAATTAATTTGTAGCAATCCATAATCTCTGGTTCCATTAGAGTTTGGCTTGGAAACAATCTTTTCCAGACAACGACTTTCTCTCCACATGATGTATGAGAACTTCTTTACGGGTATAAGTCCTTGGGCTTTCAGTTTTGCTTCCCACTGAGGGCAACTTTTAACTTCCGCTGTAGGCCGAAAACTCTGAGAGGAAACACTGCCTGAAGGTTTCACAGCAGGGGTTGCCTTGGGTCGGGTCTTCAACCATTCAACCATTCCCGCTTCGGTGTATCTATCTCGTGCTGGTTTGCGTGTCTTCCAGTTGACGCAACCCCTGCCCCACTTTGTCATGTTCTTCCAACCTTGTGCTGGTCGGAAGAAAGGTCTGTTGTTTAGTTTGTCATCAAGGGTGATGAATGTGTTGCGTGTTTGAAAACCAAAAAAGGCGATGCGGTTACCAACAACTATTTGTTCTTGCTTGGTTGCCTTCTTTGGTGTTCTTGCAAACTCCCATCCGCCGTAACCCTTCCAGGCGGACTGAGCGATACCGAGTCCACCTGCGTAGTAACCACTATTTTTCCAGTTGTGGTTAGTCTCACACCACGAAACTGCTTCCCAGAATTTAATAGACCCAGCTTTGCGGGTTTTCAGTTGAGCAGCAAGTTCTGGGTGCATGCTCTCTGCTGTCATTATGTGCACTTTGTTTTGCACGGCGAAGTTATTTGATACGTTAATAGTTGTAGATGGCGGGACTTCTTCGGCTTTAGATCCGATCACCGGCTGTAGCAGCAAGGCGGCTAAAGATAAAGAAATAACCGTAAGTGTTTTGTGTTTCATGTTTTCTCCCTTGCTCGGCGGATATGAACACTTTGCCGAAAGGAGTAGGTCAAAGTGTTTTCTAGGTGTAGTAGGTCTGTGTATAAAGTTTAGCATCGGGGGGTGTTTGGCGTATTTGGAATACACACCAGTCCGTGTATATGTGCTGTAACCCTTTACTTATAAGGGTTATAACTATTGACAAATTGTTAGATATTTACCCCAAAAAGGGGGTTTCAGTAAACTTTTCCACTAATTGTGCCCTCAGCAGGACTTGAACCTGCGACCCGCGGATTATGAGTCCGATGCTCTAACCAACTGAGCTATGAGGGCGTATGACGTTTATGTACCCCCAGTGGGAGTTGAACCCACCTGTCACCGCTACGGTTTCTACTGCTTATAAGGCAGGGCCGATATGAGGGTTTGAAGCCGGCGAAATTAACTTAGTTCATCCAGGCCGCGCTGCGCAAACAGGCCGATCAACGCCTGGCCGACAGATTCGGTTACGGGACTACTGCTGCCGTCGGTTGCCGCGTTCACAACGCCGCGTTTCCGGGCAATCAGATCGTACATAGTTTCGTCAATCGTTCCTTCGCACAACAAATAAGTAACGGTTACGCTCCCCTTTTGACCCAATCTATGACATCTACTATATGTTTGGTCTACATCAGCTGGTGTCCAGGGAAGCTCAACAAACACAACGTCTTGCGCTGCTGTCAGAGTGTGCCCAGTTTTAGCTGCTTGGATGGAAAGAACAATAACTGGTGATTCTTCGCACGATTCTTCTTGGAACCGGCGTTTATGTTCCTCAACTTCCTCGATCTCCATGCCGCCCTGGATACGTAAGCCGCCAAATCTCTCCGCGAGTCCCGACACAATATCCCGGTGATGCGCCGCGATCACAACTTTTTTGTCCGCGTCCAGGTGCTGCTCGATTAGTTCAACAACTGCATCCATTTTTGCTTTAGCCGCCAACCGTCTGAGGACACTCATTTCTACAAGTGCTTGGTTTGATTCTGCTTTTATGCGTGCAATCACGGCGGCCGACTTCGGTGACTTACCCAGTTCTTCAGCAATCGCCTTCGCTCGCTCCACGAGATAAGCAACAATGTCCGCTTCTGCTTTGCGGTATTCCCTCATCCCTGCGTCTGTTCCAGCAACAACCAGAGGTGCGTGTCGTACGGGTGGTAAATCCTTGAGGACTTGTTCTTTTGTTCTGCGGATGTAGCAAATACTTCTGAGGCGCTCATTTAGTTCGTCCATGTGCGAGTTACCTGAGATGTTCCATTGTCCGAATCTGTCACGAAACGCATTGCAATACCTACGGTAAAAACCCCACAACCCGCCAAAATCATTTAATCTTCCCATGACGTCAAGCTGCGC